ATCTAATGGTATAAATCTAACTCCTGAAAAAATAGAAATTATAAAAAAGCACGAAAGAATCATAAGTGGTATTTGTTTAAACATACCAGCTTTCGAACCCGAACTTTGGGAAAAAAGATCTGGAATAAACCAATCTAGATTTCCTCAATTAATAGAGAATATAAATTACGCAAGAACTCATTTGTCTGGAATGGTTGCAAGAAAAGCTTTCTCCATACAGGTAAACGGAATAGATGAAACTAGTAAATATCAAAACAATGGATGGTTAGAAATAGGATTTGGCGCACCTGACTTTAGACCGAATGAGAACGAACAGCAGTTACAGCTTGCTAAATCAATGTTTCCAGAAGTTAATTGTTTTAAAGTTCCCCATCTAATAGATAGGGCCGGAAAACTTCATCAATTAGGTATTATCTCTAATAAAAAAGCTATAGATAAGCATTTAAAGAAAAGTGAAGTAATAGGTTGTTTTCATGGGGATGAAATTGGTGGTCGCCCATTTGGATATCTTCATGTTAATGCTGCTGGCGATTTGTTTTTATGTTGTCATGACTATGATTTTGAAACATCATTTGGCAATATAACAAACAGTTCTCTGCAAGATGTATGGTTTTCTGAAAAGCATGTAGATGTAATAGAACACTCCTTTAAAAACTTTTGTAATAATTGCGCTTCTTCTAAGTGGAGTAATTAATGTCAATCTTTAATATTGGCGATATAGTTGTTTTAAAGTCTGGTAGTCTTCCAATGACTGTTTTAAAAATAAACACTAATTCTGAAGATCCAGAAGTTTTAGTTGCTTATTTTGATTTGTATGGGAGCATAGTCAGAGATGGTTTTCCGCCAAGCGCATTAGAGCTAACGGAAACTCGTTGGGATTTAAGCTTCTGCATAGATGTAGATGAAGATAAAAACGAGTGGGAATAAATAATGCCTGAATATCAATACAAGTGCGATAGTTGTAATTACTCATTTGATATATATCAAAAAATTAATTCTCCTACAAAAAAAACATGTCCTAAGTGTAAGGCTAAAAGCCTTTACAAAATATTTGGTTCTGTAATTGTGTTTTGCAATAATGTAAATACCATTGGTCAATTGGCCGAAAAAAACAAAAGAACAAAAGGCAAAGGCAAAGACCAGAAGACAATGAAAGAAAAAATATCGGAATCCGGTATTGAAAAAGTTAAGAAAGATGCAAAAATACCTTGGTGGAGATCTGGAGATGTAAAAGGTCTTCCTAAGATGGATAAGCCTTTAAATTTGAAAAAAATCAACAATGTTAAAAATTATATAGAAGGTGGAAAATGAGCCAAGGAACTTTTAATATTCCAAATTCTGAAGAAGACATAACAAAACCCCATACGGCTATGATAATTGTTTATTCTTCATTGCATCAAAAAGATGCTCAAAATAGGGTTAATGGATCTCCACTAAGCTATAAGCATACGGAGTTTTATATTAACGCAGAAGATAAATCTATTTGTGAAAGAAAAGTTGGCGAATTACTACAAACCATAGGAAACATATGCTCAGACCAACAAGTGTGAATATAAGCACTGAAAATATACTAAGTGATAACGGACATGTAATATTAAAATGTTCTTCGTGTTCTAAAGACTTAGTAGACTTATTCGTTGTTAAAAAAGACGATTCGCTAAAATGGAAAACTGTTGCTCACTGTTGTTATTGTGGTGATAGATCATATATAACAGAAGTAAACGGAATGTTTAGACCTTGCGGAATAATGGAATTGTCAGATTCAGATCCAGATCATTCTGAAATGATAACTGAGCTTTCAAACATTAAAACCGAAAATGAAGTTATTGTTTTTTATACTGCGAAAGGAAAGAAATGAGCGAAGAAAATATAGATTCAAAAACTGTTGTAAAAGGATTAGACTTTAACAATAAAGAAGTTTCTGCTGGAGAATGGGGCTGTGTTGCTAAATGCTCAAAGTCTGAACCCAGTAATTTAGAAAGATTTTTTATTCGTGTTTGTAATGACGGTCCAGATAATGGACTTTTTTACAACCCTAGTGTTCATCCTCAATCAGATCTTAAAAGATTTGATGCTTTTAAAGGTAAAAGAAGATTTGAGTTTAAGGTAGTTAATAAAGAATCTTATGATATGTATGTACAGTTTTTAGAAAATAAAAATCCTAGTCTATTAAAAAACGCAGAAAGGGCAAGCGTATAATGAGCAAGAAAACAAATTCTTCAGAACAAGCAATTACTGATTCTCAAAAAATCATGATTGAAAAATGTTGCCAAGTTTTAAGTGTTGCGGAGATTGCAAAAAATTTGAATCTTTCCGTTAATTCTATAAATAAAATCTATGATGAATCGAATAAACTATTAGGACTGAGTTTTGATAAGAAGCTTGGTTCTGTATCAATGACAGAACAGCAATCAATGAAGGATGACACTATCATTGAAAAGAAGGGTAGTATTTACGATTCTCCAAAATACAAAGGTTGTGTTCATAGGACTTAAACATGTTTATTTCTTTGCAAGAAGATGATTATATTAGACATCAAAATGTAATTAGCGCACAATGGTTTTGTGAACTTAGCGATGGAACAATTGCTTATCAAGATGATGGTCATCCAGAAAGACCTAATGTGCCTAGCTGGATAAGGCTATCTAAGCATCTGCAACAATATGGATTAAAGATCCGTTCATTAAAGTTGCGTTATCGTTCTAATGTTTCCGATACATTACCTGTAAATGCTGAAGGTTACTTTTTTTGCAATATGATGTTTTCTGTTTTTGGCGAATACAGTGCTAATTGTTATGTTATTGGCTATAAAGACGGAGAAGTTATAAATACTGAAGACTGGCTAGTTCCAAATTTAACTTTGATCAAGTCAGATGTTAGAGATGTTATTTTAAACGATTCTTTAATTTTGAATTGAGTTATGGAAGATAAATATAACAAAAGAACCACTTCTAGATCATTTGAATCTAGATTCGGTGGTGGTTGGATTTCTTCTGCTCAATATTTGGCAGAAACAATGTGTGCTAGAAATGCGAAGTTTAATAGAACCGAGCTACCTCCAAAATTTTGGAATGATAAGCCTTGGAAAGACTATTATCTTTATCAAATAAAACTAGCTAACGCTTTGTTAAAAGTTTATTCTCAGCAAGTTATATTTCAAGCTCTTAGGACTTATAACGGAATGAAAACCATTTCGTTAAAATCTCCCTATTTAAAAAAAGAACTTGAAACACTAGAAAAGAAAAACTCTAAACAGGTTATTGAAAAGACCGAAACGGTTGAAATGAAACAGAAGCCTACTTTTATTAAAAGTAAGTCATTAAAAAGAAAGCTAGAGGATTTAGATGGCGAAGAAAAGTGAAAAAGCAGAAGCAAAAAGTAACGACTATCTGGAAAGAGTTCTTTCAGAAGTAAATAAACAATATGGAGAAGGCGTTGCTATAAGCGCCGATAACCTATTAGATAATCCTCCAGAAATAGTTCCTTTAAGCCCATCTTTTGATTTAGGTCTTCATGGTGGTATTCCAGAAGGATCTTGGGTTACATGCAGTGGTCATCCCAAAACAGGCAAGACATTAACTGCCTTATCGTTTGCTGCTGAATGTCAAAAACAAGGTCGCCATGTTTATTATTTGAATATTGAAGGCCGATTAAAGGCTATGAATATTAGTGGTATCGAAGGATTAAATCCTAAGAAACTAACAATTTATAGATCTATTCCAGAAAAAATATTAACGGCAAAAGATTATTTAAACTTAGCTATGAAAGCTATACAAACACACCCTAGATCTCTTATCATTATAGACTCTGTAAGTTCTTTGTGTGATGAAAGAGAAATGGATGAAGGTATTGGTTATGAAAACCGTGGATCGGGCAATAAAATGTTTGCTGGTTTTTGCAGACAAGCCTCTAACTTAATACCGATACAAAAAGTTATTGTTTGGTCAATTATGCATTTAACTCAAAATCAAGGAATGTACGGTGGTTTTATAGAAAAAGGATCTAGAGCTTTGCAATATCAAGCAGATGTTCAACTAAGAGTTAAGTTTGATAAGCCTTGGAATGTTAATCAAGAAGGAAAAGAAGTTCAAATTGGACAACAGGTGCATTGGATTATAGAATCTTGCGCTTTGGGATCTCCAGGAATGCAAATAGATAGTTACTTGCGTTATGGAATTGGGATAGATAAAACATACGAGATTATAAATCTTGGGATGGAATTAGGATTAATATTAAAAGCTGGAGCATGGTTAAACCTTGAGTATTTAAAGAGACACATAAAAGAAGAAGATATCCCGAAAATACAAGGATCTGAAAAGTTGTATAGATTGCTAAAAGAAAAACCTGAGTGGTTAACCTTTTTGCAAAAAGAAATAAATGATATTTTACGACCATGAAAATAATAGGATTAGACGGAAAAGAATATTCTTGGTCTATTTGGGGAAAATCTTCTGATTCTCTAAATAAATCTAGCTATCATTTAAAAGCTAGGGAGTTGCTAAAAGATCTATTCCCTATAGATAGAATTCTTGAAGAAGTTTTTTTGCCTGGGTGCGATAGTCTTTATGCTGATTTTTTTCTTCCTTTAAGACGGATAATGGTAGAAGTTCACGGAGAACAACATTATAAATACATACCGTTTTTTCATGGGAACAAAATGAATTTTGCTAAGGCTAAAGTTAGAGACAGAAAAAAGATATTGTTTTGCGATAATAATAAAATAACCTACATAGAACTGCCATATACAGAGGATAACAATGAGTGGAGAAACAGAATTTTGGAACACAAATTGTAATAAAGAGTTTTTTGACTCTCTTCATGAGCCATTCGAGCAATCTCTAGGACTTACTTATACTCCAGACTCTCCAAACGAATGCATGAGACTTCTTAATATACCACTAGATAAATTAAGAATAATGACATCTGATCAATGCGGAGAAGCCAGTCTTATATTGCACAATTTTTCTTTTAGACTTACGAAAGAAATAAGTTCTAAGAAAGCACTATTGAATTATTACAAAGAGTGTTTTTTTAAGACAGTCAGCAAATATGTCTCAGAAATAAGATATCTTTCAACAGATGAGAGACTTGCAATTGCTGCTGATCAAGATGACTATGCTAAGAAATTAAAATTTCAAATTGCAAAACTTCAATATATAATTGATAGAGTTGAATATTTACCGATGAAAGTCGATAAAGTGGCAGATATGTTTAACAGTTTACAAATAACTAGGAGGATTAAAAATGACAATTATAGAACTTCTTAATAAGTCTTTAGAAGAAAAAGATTTTTCATATGTAGAAGAAGCTTTATATGTTTTAACTGGAGTTAGACAAAAAGTTAAAAATAAACAAGTTAAGAAAAATAAAATCGAAGTTAAAACGAATAAACATAAAGAAGAAGGCACTCTTAATTCTTTTGTGGATGATCTTAGTTTACATGCTGAACTTGTGGAAAAAAACAAGAAGCCACCTAAAAAGAACAACAGGCCACAGTTTGTAAATAATTGTACTGATGTTAATTGTTCAAAGTGCGGATTAAAAGAATCTATTAACAAAGAAGAACTTTCTATGCTTTCTAAATTATCTGAAGGTACATACAAATATTCATGTGCGAAATGCTTAAAAAGGAATGTGTCCATATGAATCAAGATCCAGCAGCAGAGAGGGCAGTACTATCTTCCTATTTCCAACACGGAAAAGATTCTTATATAGAGTCTTGTGATATTATTGATGAAGAATGTTTTAATTTAGACTCAAACAAGATAGTGTTTAAATGCTTAAAGCATTATTATCAAGAAGAAAATGAAAAGATTGATATTCCAACTTTC